TGAACTGTTTGATCCAGCAGTTAACTGTACTGAAGAATTTTCTAACAAGTAAAATGATGTATCTTTGCCAACTACTACAAGTGAAGAGTTAGCAGGAACAGCAACACTTCTAGCAAGATATGTATTTGCCCCAGCATTGTTGTATTCTACATTTATACTAACAGCAGATGATAATGTGTTAATATTTGCAATTGTCAACGCATTAATTTTATAAACTTGCCCAGAAGATGATGGGTTGGCAACTACGTTTGTAGTCACTGTACTAACTGCAAGTGTCGCTGTGTTTCCATAAATTGTTGAAACATTGACTATATTAGGATTAGCCATAAAAAATTATCCTCCAAATACTATTGACATAGCAATAGATTTACCAACTGTTGTAGTATTTATTGCTGGTAATGTTGGTGATGCTACTACCCATTGTGATGTATCACCGTCATTGTAGTAAAGATATAATGATCCTAAATCAGAATTCCACCAGAGGTCTCCGGAGTTTGCTGATAAAGGTGCAGTGGCAGAGACAGTTACTGATGCTCCTCCACCTCCACCTCCTCCGGTACCAGCAGAACCAGTGTAACCTACAGAACCTTGAGACCCTGTATAACCTGTACCTTCTGATCCTGTATAACCAGCGCCAGTTGAACCAGTAAATCCAACCGAACCGGTGTAACCTTCACTACCTGTAAACCCTACACTACCAGTATAACCTACTGAGCCAGTAAATCCTACCGAACCTGTATAACCTATACTACCGGTGTAGCCTGTAGTTCCTTGAGAGCCTTGAGATCCAGTATAACCTGTAGTTCCTTGTGAGCCTTCAGAACCAGTATAACCTACTGAACCTGTAAACCCTACACTTCCTGTATCACCTTTAGAACCAGTATATCCAAATGAACCGGTATAACCAATATCTCCTTTAGACCCCGTATAACCTAAATCACCTTTAGATCCAGTATAACCTAAATCTCCTTTAGAACCTGTATAACCTTCTGACCCAGTATATCCTAGATCACCTTTAGAACCAGTGTATCCTAAGTCACCTTTGGATCCTGTGTAACCCAGATCTCCTTTGGATCCTGTGTATCCAAAAGATCCATCATATCCTGTTATACCCTGAGATCCAGTATATCCTAGATCACCTTTTGAACCAGTATATCCTATATTACCCTGAGACCCAGTATATCCTAAATCACCTTGAGATCCATCATAACCAGTATCTCCTTTTGATCCAGTGTACCCAATAGAACCAGTATAACCCTGAATACCTTGAGATCCGGTATATCCTAAATCACCTTTAGATCCTGTGAATCCTACTGATCCAGTATAACCAGTATCACCTTGAATGCCCTGAGATCCAGTAAATCCTATACTACCTGTATATCCTAAATCACCTTTGGATCCAGTAAATCCAATTGAACCCGAATATCCTATATTACCCTGTGAACCAGTATATCCAAGAGAACCTGTATAACCAATATCACCTTTGGATCCAGTATAACCAATATCACCCTTAGAGCCAGTATAACCAGTATCACCAATATCCCCAGTTCTAGCAAAAGTAATTATAGTATTAGTGCCGTTAACAAATGTTGTTACACCACTTAGATAAGAAATAGGAACTTCAAAGTGATCAGTTACTTCTGTGTGTATACCTACAATAGAGAACATTGCATAGTTTAAAGAATTAGCAAGATCTCTGATAGAGAAGTGACCTTTAATTGCAGAAGTAGAGTCGTCAATTGTTTGTAAGAACGAATAACTATTGGCTCCCAACACATCAATGTAATCAATATAGAGAGTGTTAGCATTAGAAAGATTTGTATTACTAAAATTAAGATAACCATCTGGAGTAGTTGTATGCGTAGTATTGGTTGAATAGATATATTCAAAGGCAGCACCACCAAATGTACCTTGTGGGTCTTGTGATCCAGTATAGCCAAATGATCCAACATATCCTGTGGATCCTGTGTAACCAGTAGCCCCTATAGATCCTGTATAACCAAAAGAACCTGTATAACCTACAAACGTACCTGCATCATTCCAAGCTGATCCTGTCCAGACCCACAAATGTCCTGTGTCAGTAGTAACATATGCATCACCAGCCGATCCACCATATGATGATGGATATCCTGGAAGATTTGTTGATGTTGAAACAGTTCCTAAGATAGTAATTGATGTACCATCGTTACCTCTTGAACCGTAAACCCAGTATCACCCTTTGATCCTGTGAATCCTATTGATCCTGTATAACCCAAATCACCCTTGGATCCTGTATACCCTAAATCACCTTTTGATCCAGTATATCCAATAGAGCCAGTGTATCCTAAATCACCTTGAGATCCTGTATAACCCAAATTGCCTTTTGAGCCTGTATAACCCAGATCACCCTTAGATCCAGTATATCCATCAACACCCTGCGATCCAGTATATCCTAAATCACCTTTCGAGCCAACAAAACCTGTTGTTCCTTGAATACCTTGTGATCCTGTAAACCCAGTTATCCCTTGATCACCTTGTGATCCTGTATAACCTATAGATCCAGTATAACCCAGATCACCTTTTGAACCAGTATATCCTAAATCACCTTTTGACCCAGTATATCCAGTATTTCCCTGATCACCTTTAGATCCAGTAAATCCTGTATCACCTACAGAACCCGTATATCCTATAGATCCAGTATATCCAGCATCACCTTTAGAACCTGTGTAACCGTCAACACCTTGAGAGCCTGTATAACCAAAAGATCCAGTATAACCTAAATCACCTTTAGAACCAGTATAACCAATAGATCCAGTGTATCCAGTATCACCTTTAGATCCTGTATAGCCAGTTACCCCTTGAATACCTTGTGAACCTGTATAACCTGTATCACCAATATCACCGGTTCTTGCAAATGTGATAATAATATCAAGACCGTTACTAAATGTGTTTGAACCTGATAGGAATGAAGTAGGAACGCCAAAGTAATTAGTATAATGTGTATGATTACCAGTAATAGCAAACATTACAAAGTGATTGGTGTTTGCTTTCTCTGTTACTGTAAAGTGACCTTTAATTGATGATGTAGAATCATCGATTGTTTGAAGATAATTATATACTGATTGAAAATTATCTGCATTTTCACTGATATAAAGTGTGTTAGCTTGTGATGCATTTGTATTACTGAACTTTAACCCACCATTACCAAGATCAGAGTTATCCGTGTTTGCATTAAATGTGTAATCAAATGCTGCACCACCAAATGTTCCTTGTGGTCCTTGTGAACCAGTATAACCAATATCACCTTTTGAACCAGTATAACCAGATGAACCAGTGAAACCAATCGATCCTGTATAACCTAGATCGCCTTTTGAACCTGTATAGCCTAGTGAACCGGTGTAACCAATTGAACCTGTATATCCAATAGAACCAGAGTAACCTAAGTTACCTTGTGAACCAGCATATCCGATTGAACCGGTAAAACCTACTGAACCAGTATAGCCTAGTGATCCTATAGATCCAGTGTATCCTGTATCACCTTTTGATCCTGTATAACCTATTGATCCTGTATAACCTAACGAACCAATTGAACCTGCAAATCCTGTATCACCTCTTGATCCAGTATAACCACCTGCTGGTCCCTGTGAACCAGTAAATCCAAGACCACCTGATATTTGCTTGATTTCAATAAATGCGTTTGAACCTGGTGGGTCAACAAACACTATTACGTTATTTGAACCTGTAACATTATATGAAGTATCTGGTGCTTGTACTACACCGTTGATTGCAACAATAACTGTATTTTCAGTAACATTACTAGAAAGAGTAAATTGTGTATTACTACCATTACCTGTAAATGTATAAGAATTGATATTGATATCAGTAGATACACCTTGAGAGCCAGTATAACCAAATGAACCAGTATACCCTAATGATCCGGTATAACCGAGATCTCCTTGAGATCCTGTAAAACCTGTATCACCTTTTGATCCTGTAAACCCAGTATCACCTTTAGAACCAGTATATCCTAAATCACCTTTTGATCCAGTGAATCCTATTGAACCTGTAAATCCTGTATCACCTTTAGAACCAGTAAAACCAGTATCACCTTTTGAGCCTGTGTAACCGATAGATCCAGTATACCCGGTACTTCCTATAGAACCAGTGAAACCAACTGATCCTGCATAACCTACAGCGGTCGACCAATAAGCTGCAGTACCATTAGAAGAAAGAACTTGACCTGCTAAACCTGGGCTGTCATTAGCGTATAATGCTCTTCCAACCTGTATTATTACATTACCATTAAAATTAGTATTACCACTTACTGTTAAACTTCTAACACGAGCAGCACCATCAATACCAGCACCGCCTGCTACTATAAGAGCACCAGTAGTGGTATTAGTAGAAGCAGTAGTAGCGGTAATTGTAAGATTGTTTGATGATAAAGAAGTGAGAACTGAAAGATTACCAGTAACTCTTGAATTAGTAGTATTTGCACCGATTTCAAACACAACAGAACCGTTACCGGAATACAAGATTCCGTCGGTCATATTAAGCGCTAATTCGCCTGGATTTGGGAGAGTTGTTGTATTTGCTGCACGACCAGATACAGCTGTACGCTTAATCTGGATTAAGTTATTTGCCATATGGCCCTCTCACAACAGTATATACTGCGTATTAGAAATCAGTGACGTCAACAGTTTTTTTAGTCTTAGAACTAGCCTTATCTAAGGCTTTTTGTAGTTCTTCAACTTTACTATTTAGCGAAGCTATTTGCTTCTCATAATAGGAAATCTGAGCTGACATCATAAGATTGTTCTTTGTCAGCTCAGATATTCCACCTAATAATTTGTCCACGTAAATATTAAAAAATTCAGGTCCCATAACAAAACTTTTTTATTCTTAGAACGAACCGCCGTCTAATGAGCCATAAACTAGAGCAGTACCGTTTGATTGTAGTACATAACCTTCTGCTCCTAATGCTAGTTTAGAAAGTGCAGAAGAAGAACTTGCAACCAGAATATCACCAGTAGTATATGAACCGTATCCTGTACCACCGGATGTTGCTGCAAGTGCAGTTGATAATGTTAGAGTATTAGCAGATATTGCAACTGCTAGTGAGCTTGTACCAGTAATATTAAGATTAGTTGCATTAGATATTAATGCACCTGAATCAAGATACGCTTTTAAAGTTGCTTGATGATAAGTGTTATTAGCAGTATCTACAAAAGTAGTGGGTGTTACTTGTAGACCGTCAAATAACTTGTAGACACCATCAGATGCATCACGGAATAGACCAGTATGTTCGTGAGCACCACCACCTGTGTTATAGTTACCAAAGAAACCAATATCAAGAAGATCTGTATCAGTATTATTAGCTGCAAGTTGTATTAACGGGTCAGTAACTACATATGATTCAACGTTTGAATATACAGCATTACCAGTAATGTAAAGACTACCACCAATATAGAAGTCGTGATAAACCGTACCAGTATTTGCAATAAAGTTACTATTGACTGTTAAACCATAAACTGTAATAGTATTTGCAGAAGCAGTGATAGTAGAATCACTAGAAGAACCTAATTGTAGTTGTGTAAAGTAACCTTTATTATAAACTGCACCTATACCACCTACGTCATATGTGTTGGTAGTAGTAGGAAGTAATGATCCTACTAAAGTACCGTTAAGTGTAGTATTATCTTGAGATGAACTACCAAGTACTACGTTACCGTTTAGAGTTGAAGTAGCATTAACCTGAATAGACTCAAATGTTTGTGCTGCAGCTGGATCAATATGAATACCTGTAGTATTTGCTTTAAGACCGCTTCCTACTACTGCTGCAATAACTGGTTGCGCACTCTCACCTGACGTTACAGAAACACTAACACCGTTACCTGCAGTTATGTTCTGTACGTAATCACCAGTTGTTTTAGTACCGAGAGCAATACCGTTATCTTTTACACGGATAGCACCACTAGAAAGTTCTAATGTGCTGTTATCTACGTTTGCAAATAGACCAGTAGTATTAGCTACTATACCATCAGCTGCTTTAACTATAATTGTAGGTGTTGAACCTTCACCAGTACCTGTAAATGATACTATACCGTTACCAGCATAGATATCTGCAACATAATCACCTTCAGTATCAACACCAAGTGTTACACCGTTAGCATTATTAACTGTAACGTTAAGTACTGCATCACCTAGGTTAGTAAATGTAACGTTACCAGAAACGTCACCAGAAAGTGTCAGTTTTGGTGAACGGTTGATAGTAGTAACATTGAGATTTTCAATAGTAGTATTTGCTGCAGTAAAGTACAGATTACCTGAGAGTGTTCTAGAATCTGTATTCTGAACATATGATGGATTTACTGCTGCAGTAGTTGACCAAAAAAGTTGACCAGAACTATTAACAGATTAGTACCGTTTGCAGTAATAGTAGTTGTATAAAGTTTTGCAGTTTTTACTTGATCTATATAACCTGTACTGTTAGCAACTAGTGCTTGGTTAGCAGTAAGGGTACCAGGTGTTCTTTGACCTGCAATAGGAAGAACTGAACCATAATTACCTATAAAGACAACATTACCAGCAGCTGTGAACGCCAATTCACCATTCGCTAGCGAGGCTGGGGTACCTGTTGTCTGCGAGCGTTTAATCTGAATTAAATTTGGTGACGCAGCCATTTAGAAATCTCCTCCATCGAGAACTGTATTTGATAATGTTGTATCTGAAACTGATAATGGTAGAACGTAATATTTATCCTCTCCCGCAACGTAAGTGACAATATGTCCGTTAGATGGCGGATTAAGAGAAAGATCACCCTCTACCACGTCTTCTAAAACATCGAATCTATTGTTAGCCCAATATATTCCATATCCGTTAGATGTTAAAATTTGACCAGAACTACCATTAGAACTATTAGCAGTTAGTGGTCCTGTAATTACTATATTGTTGGCAGTTATCTGTTGGGGAACCCACCTGGATCCATCCCATTTCCAAGGTCTACCCCCTGTTGTAACTATGTCGTTCAAGGACGGGTTAGAAGGAAAACTGAGTGCCATATCTTAGACTAATACCATTGTTTTTATATTTATGACATGTAAAATCATTAGAAAGACACCGCAATCCATACTGTATTGCTCTCATCACCTATATTTACACTTAGTATTCCATCATCAACATCTAACCATAATGCACCTAGTGCAGAATTTGCAGGAGCAGAACTATTTACATTAACTTGTGCAGTGTCGCCTTTTGATCCTGTATATCCAACTGAGCCGGTGTAACCTATAGAACCTGTGTAACCAGTTGCACCAATATCACCAGTTCTTGCAAAAGTGATTACTATATTAGATGAATTGGTAAGAGTATTACTACCACTTAACCAAGATATTGGAACATCAAAATGATCATCATGAGTAGTAAGATTACCAATAATTGCAAACATAGCATATGTTTGATTATCATACTTGTTCTTTACTGAGAAGTGACCTTTAATATTACTAGTGCTATCATCGATAGTTGTGAGGAAACTATATGAATTAGAACCTAATATATCGATATAATCAATATAAAGAGTGTTAGCAAGATCTATGGAAGTATTACTAAATGAGAAATAACCGTTAGTAGTTATAGTATGTTCTGTATTTGTAGTGTAAACATACTCAAATGCTGCACCACCGAAACCACCTTGAGATCCAACATAACCAGTATCACCTTTTGATCCAGTATAGCCTAATGATCCTGTATAACCGTAAGAACCAGAATAGCCTAGTGAACCAGTATAACCAGCTGACCCGGTAAATCCAGCAGACCCTGTATAACCAAATGAACCTGAGTAACCTAAATCACCCTGTGAACCGTTAAAGCCTACTGAACCAGTAAAACCAGAAACACCTCTAGAACCTGTAAATCCTTTATCGCCTTGAGAGCCGATAAAACCAGTTGAACCAGTAAACCCTGCACCAGTAGAACCAGTAAAGCCTAAAGATCCAACAAAACCTACAGAACCGGTAAACCCTGCACCAGTAGAACCTGTATAACCAAATGAACCAGTATAACCTAAATCACCCTGTGAGCCTGTATAACCCTGAGAACCATCAAAACCTACTGGACCAATTAGTCCAATTGGACCTTCAGAACCTGTAAAACCAATAGAACCTGTATAGCCGATAGAACCTGTGTAACCTAGATCACCTTGTGATCCCACATATCCTACCGATCCAGCATAACCGGTAGAACCATCATACCCAGTAACCCCGACAGAACCAGTGTAACCTATTGAACCGGTAAAGCCATATCCACCAGTAGAACCTGAGAAACCTGTATCACCAACGTCACCTTGTCTTGCTATAGTGAACAGAGTTGAAGTAATGTTAGAGAAAGTATTAGAAGAACCTGACAACCAAGAAATTGGTATACTTGCATAGTTAGAATATTCTTGAATACCACCATTGATAGCAAACAATGCATAACTAGCAGTATTAGTTACTTCAGCTACTTGAATATAACCCTTAATACCTGAAGTAGAAGTATTTACGAAAGCAATAGTATTGTAAATATAATCTAAAAGAATAGTTACTTTACTTCCGTAAAGAGTGTTTGCTGTAGAACCTACAAAACCTATAGATCCTGTATAACCAAAAGAACCTGTATAACCTAAACTACCTATAGAACCATCATAGCCAGTGTCACCTTTTGATCCAGTGTAACCTATAGACCCAGTGTAACCTAGATCACCTTGTGACCCATCATAACCTACTGATCCAGTAAAACCTATAGATCCTGTGTATCCAAGATCACCTTGAGAACCTGTGTAACCTTCTGATCCAGAATAACCAAAAGAGCCTGTAAAACCAATAGAACCAGAATAACCTAGATCACCGATAGAACCAACATAACCAGTAGTACCAATAGAACCTGTGTAGCCTATAGAACCTGTAAAACCTAAACTTCCAGTAAAACCGGAAGAACCAGTAAAACCAATTGAACCTGTAAAACCTAGAGGTCCAATATTACCTTGTGATCCAGAGTAACCTAGAGAACCAGTATAACCAGAACTTCCAGTATAGCCTATAGAACCTGCATAGCCTAGATCACCTTTTGAACCAGTGAATCCAATAGAACCAGTATAACCAAATGATCCTGTAAACCCGGTACTACCTCTTGAACCTGTATAACCTTCAGACCCAGAATAGCCTATTGAACCTGTAAATCCAAACGACCCGGTAAATCCTGTATCACCTTTCGATCCAGTAAATCCAATTGAACCGGTATAACCAAAGGACCCGGTAAATCCTGTATCACCTTTTGAGCCTGTATAACCAAAAGAACCAACAAATCCTGTACTACCAGTGTCACCTTTTGAACCTGTGTAGCCAAATGAACCGGTAAATCCTGTATCACCTTTAGAACCTACAAAACCAGTATCGCCTTTAGAACCAGTATAACCTGTTGAACCTAGGTAGCCTGCGTCACCTCTAGAACCAGTGTAACCTGTATCACCTCTATCACCTGTTCTAGCAAATGTAATATTAATATTAGCATTATTAGTATAATTATTTGAACCAGAAACAAACGCAACTGGTACTATAAAATAGTTAGAGACAAAATTATGATAACCTACTATATTAAAGATAGAAGATAGATCAGTATTAGCAACGTCAGTAATAGTAAACTGACCTTTAATAGTAGATGTAGAATCGTCTATAGTTTGTAGGAATGAATAAGAAGAATCAAAGAAAATATCATTTTCATTGATATAGAGAGTGCTAATAGAACTAAAAGAAGTATTATCAAATTTAAAATTACCGTTACCAGGGTCAGTGTTAGCTGTATCTGTAAGATAACGATAACTAAAAGAAGCACCACCGAAGTTGCCAGTATCGCCTTTAGAACCTGTATATCCTATTGAACCAGTATAACCGAGATCACCTTTAGATCCGGTATAACCCATAGAACCTTCATAACCGGTTGCACCTCTTGATCCTTGATAACCTACAGGACCTTGATCACCTTCAGATCCTGCATATCCAGTACCACCTAACGCTAAACCAAAATATCTTATTTCAATTTCAGCACCTTGTGGTGGTGCATATCCTAGCGTGAGAGTTGTTCCAGAAACAGTGTAGTCAGTTTCAGGTGTTTCTAAGAGACCATTAACGAATACGAAAATGTGTGAAGCGTTAGAAGTATAATCTGATAAGGTAAATATAGTATTACTACCATTACCAGTATATCTTGACGTCTTATAAGGATATCCTATATCACCTATAGAACCAGTAAAACCTATAGAACCAGTAAAGCCTATTGAGCCTGTATAACCAGTGTTACCTCCTGGTGCACCAGCTGATCCTTGAAAACCTATAGAACCTTGATAACCAACAGAACCTAGGTAACCAGCAGACCCTTGTGAGCCTACAGAACCTGTATAACCTACTGAACCAGAATAACCAACAGTACCTTGTACGATATCAAAATATCTTACTTCTATATCTGAACCATTATTAGGTGCAGCAGAAAGTATAAGTGTAGAACCAGAGATAGTATAATCAGTAGTAGGTAGTTGTAGAAGACCGTTAACACTTACTATGATCTGAATAGGATCGCTAACAGATTCAGAAAGTGTAAATTGAGTATTACTTCCATTACCAGTGTATGTGCTGCTCTTAGAAGGCTTACCAGCAGCACCCACTGTACCTGCAGGTCCTGCAGACCCGGAGTAACCTATAGAACCGGTATAACCGGTTGATCCACCAGGAGCACCAGCTGATCCTTGATAACCAGCAGAACCTAAAGAACCAGAATATCCAGTCGCACCAGCTGAACCTGTGTAACCGGTAGATCCAGTTACACCTGCAGAACCTTGATAACCTGTATTGCTATCAAGTTCAATATATCTGATTTCTATGTCTGAACTAGTAAAAGGGGTTGTAGTTAAGTAAAGATTTGTGGAACTTACTGTGTAATCCACATCTGGCACTTGAACCAGACCATTTATCGAAACTATTATACTATTTGCTTGATTTACTGCGCGATCTAATGTAAAATTATTAGCAGTACCGTTAGCAGACAGTGTCTGACTGTAAAAAGTAAGTGCCATCTATTACCTATAAATAAAAGTATCCTTGATATTTATGTTTTGTTATGAGGTTATTATGAAATACCCAACTATTGCTTTTCTTGATTTGATCGGTCTTGTTTATGATGGCACTACGCTATCAAAAAGAGGACTTGGCGGTTCTGAATCAGCGGTAATCCTTATCTCTAAAGAACTTGCAAAATTAGGGTTCAACGTCACAGTATTCAATGCTTGTCAAGAAGATGATAGCATACCAGGTATTTATGATGGTGTAACTTATAGGCCTATCACCAGCCTCAATCAAAACGATAAGTTTGATATTGTAATATCATCTAGAACAGTAGTACCATTCGTCCCAGATCATTATTATGATGCATATAAAAATGCAACTAGACATCATCCATCTCTATTTAAAACTATTAGAGATAATGCAAAGCTTAAAATCATGTGGATGCATGATACATTTGCAAACGGAGATCTTAATCTAGAAGATTTAGTAGTTAATGATTATATTGATTATATTTTCACACTCTCTGATTTTCATACTGCATATGTTACAAACTGCAATCACGGTAAAAGGCGTAATTTTGAGGTATTAAAAAACAAAGTATTTCAAACTAGAAATGCAGTTGTTCAATATATCGATGAAGTTGATATCTCTAAAAAAGATAGAGATCTTTTTGTTTATAATGCATCAGTAACAAAAGGTATGCTTCCTCTCATTGATAGAATTTGGCCGAGAATTAAACAATATATTCCTCAGGCTAAGTTGAAGATTGTTGGTGGTTACTATAAATTTAGAGATGATTCACCTTTGGATGCTCAGGGTGAAACTCTTATGAAGCTTGTTAAAGAACAAAAATATAAAGATTTAGATATTGAGTTTACAGGTATTATTACTCAGAAAGAAATTGCAGAACTGCTTGCAAAAGCAAACATGTTTCTATTTCCAGGAGCATTCCCAGAAACATTTGGTATCTCTACTCTTGAATCACTAACATATAATACACCATTGGTTGCAACACGATTTGGTGCTTTAGAAGAAACTGCAGTAGATCTTGCATCATACTTTATTGATTATGCAATTGAACCAAATAGCCTCTTTACAGAAATTAATATTGATCATCAGGTAGAAAAATTTGTAGAGAAAGTTATTAGAGCATACAAAGATCCTTACCTACATCAACAAAAACAATACTACTGCAATATTATTAAAGATATTCATACATGGGATACAGTTGCATTGCAATGGAAGCAGTTATTCTTAAAGATGTTTGGGCAGTATATGCCTGTAGAAGAATACCGTAAAGTATCTTATATTAATAGTAAGGTACATAAAGTATATGGTAGACGGTTTAGCAATCAAGTAGAATGGTCTGGATATAAGAGATCTGAAGAACAATCTATTGCAGTCATTACACCTTTTTACAATGCAAAAGACTATATCGTTCGTTGTATTGAATCTGTAGCATCACAAGACTATGAAAGTTGGTCATTATATCTAATAGATGATTGTAGTACAGATGATACTAAAAAAGTAATTGATGATTATGTTAATACTCTACCTATTCACATTAGATCCAAGATAATCAGGTTGCAGAATAAAACAAATATGGGTGCACCTTGTAATCAAATTAATACTATTAGAAAATTCGTAGAAGGTGACGATACTATTGTAATGCTACTAGACGGTGATGATGCATTAGCAAATAATCCTAATATCTTTAATTATTACAATAATCTATTTGCAGATAACAAAACAGATTATGCTTATGGTTCTTGCTGGTCAGAAGCAGATGATATACCTCTTATTGCTCAACCTTACCCTAAGTCTGTGAGAGAAGCAAAGACTTATCGTAATCATAAATTTAACTGGGGTATGCCATATCCACATCTAAGAGTATGGAAGCGTAAACTTCTTAATAATGTGCTAGATAACGCATTTAAAGATGAGAGTGGCAATTGGTATAAAGCAGGTGGAGATAATGCAACATTTTATAATATCTTAGAACAAGCAGATCCTAATAAAGTAGTTGCAGTTCAAGAAATATTTTATGTTTATAATGATAAAAACCCGCTTAATGATTATAAAGTAAATGGTGAGCTACAAAATAAAAATGCTTCTGTGATTGCAGGTAATAAGATCGTCAAAGAAGATAAGCCAGTAGTACAAATTAAACAAAGTGTAGAAAGTAATATTATGAAAAAGAGAATCTTGATTGCTATTCCTACAGCAAAAAATATTGAACCATCAACATTTAAATCAATCTATGATCTAGAAGTCCCAGAGGGTTATGAAACAGTATTTCAATATTTTTATGGTTATAATGTAGATCAAGTACGTAATTTAATTGCAGACTGGGTTACTAAAACACCGTTTGATTATCTCTTCTCAGTAGATTATGATATCTCTTTTGCACCAGATACTCTTAAGAAACTTCTTTCTCATGATAAAGATGTAGTAACTGGAATTTATAGACAAAGAATACCTGACAGACAGACATTAGAGGTATTTGAAAGCAATGATAGAGGTGGTTACACACATATACCTTGGGATAAAATTAAAGGTAAGGGTTTAGTAGAGATTGGCGCATGTGGGTTCGGTTGTGTTTTGGTTAAGAGAGAAGTGTTTGCTGCAATTGGTTATCCACAATTTGTATATAAGTCAGCAATTAACCATAACGATACTTTCTCAGAAGATCTTTACTTTGCTAAAATGGCTTCTCAAAAAGGATTTAAGATGTATGCAGATACTTCTATTATCTGCGATCATACTGGATCGTATGTGTTTAGAGTTCAGTAATTAGTAACTGAAGGAGCTACTCTAGGAGTGGAAGGGGTTGTGCCTAGAAGATCGGTCTCTTCGTTTTTAAGAACAGAGAGAGGTTCTATTATATAACCGGTAGTTTTTACAATAATGGTAGATTCTACAGGTGCTGATCTGGCTATAGTAATAAGTGAATCACCAGATTTTTTTATTACTATAGTACCGTCACGCATTAGCGTGTAACTCCAGGATTTACAGTTATAACACCTTCTATAATTCTTGATACAACACTATTAGAAGACAATTCAAGATCATAAACATATCTTGTTGATGTCAAGTTAGCAGTAATTACAGAATTCATAGTTAATGAAATAAGACCAGAAGCACCAGTAATAGCAACATTCATAGTGTTATATGTTGTTGAAGTGTATGTTTTTCTTATTTGGCAATTGCCAGTATAACCAGAAATGTCTACTGACGTTCCATTAGCATCTACTAGATAAACATTATATAAAAAATTTGCACCTTGATCGACAGTGAGATTAGTTTTAATTGCCATTTTTTAACTTGTCGACTTCTGCTTTGAGCTCTTTAATTGCTTCTACTAATAGAGGTATTAATTTTTCATATTGAATAGTTAGATAGTTCTCATCAACAGGGGCTGGTACTACAACATAAGGTAGTACTTCTTGTACTTGTTGTGCTGATAGACCTACTTGTATTTTATTATCATCGTAACCAAGTTCTTTTGCTTTATCATTTGCCTTATAATAAAACCCTGTTAACTTCTCTACTTTATCAAGAGCTTCTGTTATATCACCTAATCTAGTCTTTAATCTATCATCAGAGTAAAAAGCAGTAATATCGCCGGTTGCTCTAATCTGACCTGTAGTACCGGAAGCAGCTGTACCAACACCTATTGACTTAACTTGAAAGTCAATAGTATTATTACCTGTTAACTTTTGAAGAGTAAGTTTACCAGCACCATCAGTACCAATATAGTCTTGATTTGTACCATCTACTGTTGGTAAAATAAATGTTGCAGAACCAGCAGCATTATTTGCTCTTAAAGTAGTAGAACCGCTTGTTACACCATTGAATTTAATATAGTCAGTAGTATCTATACCAGCATATGCTACTACGTCACCAGTAAAGTAAGATATGTTAGCAGATGTAAAACCTCTAGTGAAGTAATTATTAGAACCTGTAAAATTTACATTTGCAGTAAATACAACGTTGCCAAAGAATTCAGATTGACCATTTACAGTAACACCATATTGAAAGAAATTATTTTGTCCTAAGAATGTAGTGTTACCGGTAAACACTGAATTTGTACTTGCATTAGCAAGAGTAATAACATCTGCAAAAATATTTTTTACATAAAGAGAAGTAGATGTAAGTTTTGAATTTTGTACTAGACTGCCTGTTGGGTTATCATAAACTTCCAACATACCTCTTGTAATATAAACGTTTGCCTGCACGTCACCAACAACATGGGTGTTAGATGTCCATGCATTAAGAGCATTTGCTTGATCTGCTCTTACTGTTGTTCTTGTAAAATAACTATTACCTACAGTTACTGAATCAGAGAATACCGCAACATTAGAAGTAATATTAGCACCTCTGATAGTAGTATTACCCATTGACATAGACGTCTTAGTATAAGTAGTAACACCATCTATTGTCATACCTGCAGATGTTAAAACTGTATTAGCAGTTGAAGATGTTCTTATTACTACAGAAGTAGCATTAATGTAAGAATTAGAAGATGCAGTACCAAGTAATACAGAACCAGTGTTACTAGTAACTAAATTATTAGCTGTAAAATTACCTGTAATTGTTGCACTACCTACTGCAGTATTTGAACCTACAGTGACTGCTACATTAGACATAGCCTCAGCAAGCTGATTAGTTTTGGTGAGCCATTGACCAAAAGAATCAGCTGAAACATCTACATTAGCTACAAAAACAGTCATTTACTTTCTTTCTAAAATCTCTTTTAGCATTAACTTGATATCACTTATATCTGATTTCAAGTTATCTACATCTTGTTTAATAGTATTTATTTCGTTTAGCTTCTTTTGGTTTTCAAGTCTAGCCATTCTAGCATTAATATAAGCGTCTTTACCGCTAGTATCTATGTTTATAATAGCACCTGGGTTATCTTTTTGACCAATAAATTTATCTACTTCTTTTAGTTCAACTCTATTCATATTACATCTGTAGTGCTATTGCTCTGACGTCACGCATAGTAGGAATGTTTACTGGGTTGCTTGATGTAAGAACAATTTTGATTGCAAATTTATTATAACGAAGGTGTTGACTTCCAGCTACATTAGTATAAGTTAATACACCTGTAGGATCAGTTCCTGTGGTTGCAGAATTAGCAAATGCAGAAGTAGAGTAAGCATTAGTGGAAGGTAATACGTAAATATATTCTCTGTAATCTTTTTCTGATTCGTTTTTAGCAGGTGAACTATACGCTGCACCTGAACTAATACCTCTGATAGTATCAAAACTCAATTTAGTCCAAGTTTTTGAATCGAAAGATTCTGCATCTGTTGCTTCATTTAAGAACTTACCGTATACGGATATATCAGTTCCTACCGGACGATAACCAGTTACATAAACTCTTAGATCTTCAGAAGGTTCTGCAAGTTGAACAATCTTTGAAATGTATTTTGCTTGTGCATTACCATATCTAGTATATTCGTTTGTCTCATCATTATTAATCTTGTTTTGGATGTAATTGAACGTTCTAGTACCAAGATCAATAACTGGTGAGAGGTAAGGATTGTTAGTAACCAGATTAAGAGTAAATGTAGCAGAACCGTTAGCCCCATAAGATGCAGCAGCTACTTCATTAGAATAACTTCTAATTACTCTTTCATAATCTGTATAATCAATCAGTCTTTCATTTACTGTAGGTACTGCAGTTGAATCATAAGCATATGAATATGTGCTGTTAGCTGTACCTAGATAGGTTTGAGTTATTTCTGTGCCTGCAGGTTCAAAATAACTAAACTTAGGAACAAATCCATGGTAAATAGGATCATCAATTGTTACTATCTCAGCATTAGCTATTAAGTAACTGTTAGTAATGTAAGATGTGTTACTTGAATCTGGAGTTCTAAAGAATCTTATATTTTTATATGTTGTATTGCTAAAGAGTCCGTTTGAATCTTCTAGAAAAAATACACCAGTTACTTCATCAACCTTTTTAACTCTTGCAAACGGGTATATAGAATTGTTTGATGATAAAAACTGTGAAAGGTTAGATGCATTAGCTGCATAAACTAGGTCACCTGTCTGAATAGGTACACCTGAGTTTATTCTGTATATGTTAGTAAGAGATAGGTATTCTTCTCTTGCATTTCTAAAGACAGCTGTACCTGTTAATGGAGAAAATTTAGCTCTATAAAGATTAAATTTCATATCTTGTGACTGATAAGGAGTCCAAGATGAACCATCAGATGAAGCATAAATTATACCTGCGTAAGGTTGACGGGTAACAGCATAACCTGTTAATACATCAGTACCACCAACATCAGAAATCCAAACTTCATAATCTGGATTATCCATTTCAGGAATTATATAGAAAAAGTATGGTCTATCTGATTGTAAAAGAATAGGATATTCAAAAGTAAATACAGTTTCAGATGATGAGTCGTTACTAGTAGTAATCTGTGAAGATAGAAGACGTGCTCTACCATGTATTCTACTTACATCAGGAACACCTGCTACTGTTTCACAAACAACACAGGTTGCACCTAGCGTAGGGTGTTTTTTCTTAAAATATACACCAATTTGTGTTAAGTAAATACCACCAATACCTTCACTCGATACACCTGGAACTAAAAATGTTTGTCCTACAGGATCAGGTGGTCTATCACCTGGTCTGGCTCTATCATTCTCAGGTCCGCTTTAGCGTAAACAGCATTTACTGCTTCATAACTATCTGCATTAAGTAATGTAAAGATTCTATCACCTGATCTAAATGTATTAGCAGGTATAGTAAATAATACTGCTATTCTACCGTAACTATCTGTTACTAATTCTGAATTAAGCGCACCATTCTGTTCAAGAATAGATGCTTCATTACCAGCGGAAATACCAGTGCACTTAGATGGATCTAATTGACCATCAGTAGCATAAACTGCCTTGACTGTAGCAGGTGCACAATGTACACTCACACTAACTTTATCAAAATAAGGATACATTCTGGTATTAGGTTTAAGACCTGTTGCATAAATTGCAACTGTTCTAGATCTTAAATACGGTAAAAATGAAACGTCTTTAACAAATTCACCTAAATCTTGTTTAGTGCTATTACTACCTACTTTAATATCAGTAATAGTAGTTGTAGTTTTTTGAGTAAATGTTGTTGTAGTTGTAATATTAGTACCACCACCAGTACGGTTAGATGATGTACTAGTAGTGCTTTCTGGATTACCTTGAATAGAAGATATATCTTTAAATGCACCAGCTGCAGCTGCATCTTTAAATGCGCCTGCAATATCGATATTAACTACCTGAGGTGCTTGTAAAGTAGTATCATTACCACTATCGAAAGCGGGAAATATACTTAGTTTACCATTAAATTTATAGAATGACTCTGTACAATTTCTATAAGTTGTAGCATAAGGGTTACCTTCTGTCTTTTCACTCGTATAATCGAGCATAAGAAGTCTTCCAGCTAATCTAATATTAGAGCTTGTTGATGTTTGTAAATCAAACTTATGATAGAGTTCATTAAAGTTAGGTCGAGCAATAGACTTTGATGAGTCTACTGCAAGGTTAAACTCAATATCATTTGATCTTGCAATAGAATCATCATTAAAAGGATCAGCAAAAATACCATCTTTAAAACGTTCAAAGTTGCCTGAGATATCTCTAATAGAAAGAGTTTTAGCATCTAGAGCAAGAGCATTAAGAACAGTGTAATATTCAATCTTTGCAATTCTTTCTTCTAAGGCACCTATGTCTTTCATAGTGTAGCCTTTAGTATTTTTAGCAAGATTTACTTTTACTGCAAGATCTCTTCTATTATAAGTCATATTTTATTCTGCTTCTTGGAATGTAAGTGAAGGATATGGAGGTACTATAACATCCGCTATTTTAATACCTGCATTATTTATTGATGGTAATTTAGGATCGTTAGAAGGTATACCCTGTTTAACCAGAACATTTTCTTCTTTAGTAATAATAATTGAATCTATTCTAGGCAGATAATTCTCAACATTATAAGAGAAATTTGAATCTGGCTCTATTGATATACCTGATACACCCCCTGTAACAAATGTGCTAAAATTATTTACAGGGTTAATGGTATACTGTCCAAATGTTGTATTACCTGAATTACTTACTGCAGTATTAGCAAATACCGGTCTAATATCTATATGATTTCTTAGATCATAAGTGTTTGTGGTGTCAGATATGAATAATGGTATCTCTGCAGTTGCAATTGCTGATGTATTTGCAGTATTAGCATCATCTAGTGGATAAGAATCTACAGAGAAGAAACCAGCTTGCGAAGAAGTAATATTTGCCTGGAAGTGATTAAGACTTACAAATATTCTTGATGCAGATGTGATGTTATTTTTGTATGCAGGTTTTAATACTAATTGTGCATGTTGATAGTGACTGTCTCTCTGTCCGTTATCTAAAACGAACCAGCCAGTTCTATCTTGATTAGTATTAGCAAAATTTGACCCCACCCATACATTATTAATTTTATAAACATCCGGAAGACCTAAATTCCACGGTCCAGTAGAACTAGCCCAGTGTGAAGCACAGTTAATAGCAACATATACATCTTTCTTAACAACTTTTTGTATAGGTGTCGCAGATGTTCTGGTAACTGGAACTTGCGCGGCAAGTGAATAAGTTGCTGCAGTGTTAGGATCAAAAGAAAGACTTACTGTTGCAGTTAATCTATCTGATGAGATTGTTAATGTATTACCAGAACCAGTAAAGTCAACTGGTGTACCTCTCTTAAAGAATAGAGATACGTTTGCACTTGAACCGGTAAACGGTGCAACTGATGTTACGTTAGGAGTAAGAGTGATACTGTTTGCACTATTGATTGCAGTAACTGTGCAATATGCAGGACCACCAGCTCCAGCTGATGCAGGCCATAATACATAAAGACCAGAACCTACTCTAAGTTTAGAACTAATATTAACCGATGTAGATGTCCATACTAGATTGGAGTGTGTGCCGTTTGAAACCCCGCCTATTGCAGCTCCTGTTGCAATTTCACTTGACCAAGTATTAGAGTTAAAATACATCATTGGTACTAATTCATTAGCATCAGATAATGTGCCTGCACCATAGAAATATTTGTCAGGTCCTGCTAATGTGAAAGCTGCTGTACCTTTACCTGCAGAACGTGTAATATTTTGAGTCTGAGTTGTTCTGTAAGTAAATGTAGTGTCGTTAACACCTGTATTATTAGTTAATCTTTTGACACCGTTATAACCAGTAAAGTATATAAGTTTATTATTATTTGTATCGTTAATTTGTACTTGATTTTGTCCGTTTGCAACAATATCAGCATACACTCTACCATATGTACCGTTCACATAAATGCTTTTTGCATTTGCAGCTAAAGATGAAGAAACGCCTGGTTTTGGTCTGTAGTTAAATATATAAACTCTATATTGTGCACTTGGAGTTCCTGGTGTGCCAGTTGAATATCTTACCGCTCTTACGTTAGCATTAGCAATAGCAACCGCACTGTATGAAGGTGCTCCTGAATAGCTTTGGTTGTTAGATAGTGAATATTGATTTGCACTATAAATTTCTACTTCTGGGTTGTTAGAAATGTCAATAACACCAGAGAGATCATCTACTAAGAAATAATTACCATAATTAAATGTTAGCGCTTGACTGTTAGCTGATTCAGTTGTAATTGCTCTATCTGCAACTACTTTACGAATCATACTACCACCTTGACGTGGAACTCTATAACCGTCAATATATGCTGCACCAGAAGAAATATTGTAATACATTTGTTCTGTATTAGAAGCATGAGCAGTAACATCAACATTAAATGGCTTAATTACATAATTGCCAGACTCTTCAAATGTTCTTGAAGCAATCATGTCACCAATAATACTATATTCTGGTTGTGTTTTTTGCTCTACAGTTCTACCATCATTAGAATCAAATTCAAGCACAGTAAGGAAACTATCTGGAATAGTTATACTATTATTGGTTGAATCATAATAAATTGGTTCTGGTACAAGTTTCAATCTATGTGCACCTGGTGCACTATAATTTGGTGACCCGATCGAATTGTCATAAAGAGATGGATCTTCTTCTGGCTTTACAATATATTCTTTTGTATTAAACCCAACTTTAATACCAGCAGCATTTGAACTATGCTCTTTAATAATAAAGTTTGCTTCTGTTGTATTAAGAAAGAAACCTTTTTGATATATAACACCTGGGTTAATATGTAAACCGTATCCTTCACCAAGAGCATTAACTGTGCTGTTAGATGAAAGTGTATAAATTACACCAATTTTATTTGCTGAATTTAATGGTCCAAGTTTATCTTGTGCATATGTATAGACGTCTACCTGTTCACTAGATGTACTAAATGTATCAACTTGTACACCACCTGTATTACCAGATGCAACGTAAACTACATAAGCTCTATTTGTATTATCACTACCAGTATCTACAGCAGCTTCAGCACCGGTAAATGCCTGAAAAAGTGCAGCTCTAACCCCTGTAGTATTAGAAACTAGAAGATAGTTATTACTTCTTGCAGTTGATGTGTTTGCTAATGATTCACTTCCAACTGCTAATATACCAAAGTCAAGAGTTGATGTGTTGCTATCTTTAAACTTTACTTGTGCAATATTAGGAAATCTAACAAAACCGCAGCCTTGTATAATAGTACCATCTTTATAGATACTATCACCAAAACGAGAAACCTGTTTCTGTAATATTGTTTGAAGCTGGGTTAATTCTCTTGCTTGTACAGCAGTAGATGGGCGGAAAAGAATACGATAGTATTGATTACTTTCGTTGTAATCATCATAATAAGGAGAAACATTTAAGTTTGTTTGTAATTCAGCCATCGTATTCCCTTAAAAATTAAAATATAGCTTTACTTCTTCTGAAGTTATACCTGTTCTGTTGATAGGCTCTATATTATTGTAATAGAAAATTTCCCCAGAAAATGGTACTAAATCTTTATTATTTATAGAGGAAATTACAGCAGTTTTACCTGTACCTAAAGATTGAACAGTTTCACCAGCTATAAACGTACCCGATTCATTTAAAACGTAAATGTGTGTAGTGTTTGAATATAGTACTGTAGCAGTACCCTGTCTACCTAAACCTAATAAAGAATCTCCAGAATTAATATCGCCTGTTTTACTACCAGATGCAAGAACAAAATTAGTCATCTGGTTAAATGTAGCACCTGTGTATAATTGAAGATTAGAAGATGCTTTTGGATTGTACATCAACGATACTTGTCTATACTTTGCCCATGATGGGAAATTATCCGTACCAGTTGTTTTAACTGATATACCTAAGATATCACTACCTAATTCTGATATAGGATCTGAACCATGGCCGTTTTGAGGTGATATAATAGTATAAGCAGTTGCATTACTACCGAAGTAAGAGTTGGATATTATAGAAACGTTAGCGTATGAATAGCTTAAACCCCTGTTAATAACTTCAATAGATTCTATCTTTGTAGTTGCTGTATTAACATGTGCGATTGCTTTTGCATTATAACCATCACCGGAAAAATAAACATATGGAGCAATATAATATACTGAAGTAGAATCTAGATTAGGAATACTATCAACTGTAGTAACATATCTACCAGTAGAGTTTACTGTATAATTGGATATTACCGAGTATCCACCAGAACCGTTACCAGAGTAAATATATATTGCAGAGTTATTATATGCACCGCTTGTTGACGATGATGTAGCATTTGTTAAAATAAATTGTGTATTGCTAAGAATAGAAACAAATGTACCGTTAGAAGAAATGTAGTTATTGCCGCCATTATCAACTATTACTACATGAATTGCACCTGATTCAGCAAATTGCTGTACGCTAACTGAAGGTACTATCGGTGCATAGGTATCAGTGCTAAATCTCTTATCGTTTACACTGTTGATTGTAAACATGTATTTCCACTTATAACCGTCAGCGGTATCAAAATCACCGTTATTAATAGTTAAAGTTGGTTCTACTGTTGATGCTGTACCGTAATTATTAAAGAGACACTTATATACACGGTTAGTAGAATTAATTACATAGAAATCTTTAGTATAAAGATCTTTGTCTAAATGTGAGTAATAATCGTAAACTGTATTTGCTGTCCAATTTACTTTTCTAAAGATATAAGCAAAATTAGTAGTTGAGTCTAACTTTTTACCAAATAAAGTTTCTCTACTAACATCATAGAAAGACTCTTTAATTGAGGTGTTAGGAAGGGGTGGGTTATTATCATCTGGCCACTCAAAGAATTTACCGAATGAAACATAATAATGAGAGTTGTTGCTTGCAGCATCTGCAATCAATTCTTCAATAAATTTATTCTTTATATTTTGATTAAAAGTACCAGTCATTAAGTAGCCGTTACAGTTTCAGTTTTAATTGAAGGATTGAGAACTGTACTATCTATGATGACAGGACGTCCAAATACTTCATTTCCTACAGGGTGCATTACTTGTTTTAATATATCAATATATTTATCAAGAGATTTTTCAATTTGAACTTCGTATGAGAAGTTCTGATAGTAGTAACTATCAGTCAAATACATATCAGAATTTAAAAATCCTCTGGTATCTAACCAGTTACCTTCTTCTGTGCCTACTGCACCAATGTTAATACTTAGAGTAGCTATACATTGACCATTTGAATTATTAGTAAATTCTAATTCTTCACCTTGAGTATTATAACCAAAACCTGAATTATAAAGTCTCACAGTATCTACTACGCCGTTTCCAGTTGAAAGAGTGCCAGTAATTACTGCATTATTACCCCATATATTTCCAGAAGAATCTTTATATCCGTAACCTGTAACTCTGCTTTCATAAACTCTAATAGAAAGATCACCGTTATAATTGTGATCTCCAGAAGTAACCGCAGTTAGTTCAGATATTGTTCCTATAACTACCGTGTTGTTTGTAAGTGCGTTAGCAATTCTACCTATTTTAAACGATGCGCCTGTACCTGTAGTAGATGTGCCATTTGCAATAGAAATATTAGAATCTAAAGCATAACCGTAACCACCGTTTATAATTTTAAATGTAATATACCCTTTAGATCTTTCTGGATCTTTAATAGTACTAACTGAAAACTTCAATCCTTCACCGGTAGCATTTGCAGTTGATAAAATATCACTAAGTGCATGATTTTCAGTAGAATCAACCGCAGTAGCTGATATTGCCGATCCTTTAATAAGAGTTGCTTCACTTATATCTAAACCATCATAAACGAGATATTCACCTATCTGAAAAGGTTGACCTGTAGGGCCGTCTTTTATATCATTAAGATAAAAAATATGTGCAACCTGGGTACCGAGATATATCTTAGCTGCATTAGTCACGTATGCAGTTGCACCAGATGTAGTACCAGTTACAGTTTTGTTATTATATGAATAGTTAGAATCTCTATCTTCTACTTCAAAATACTTGTTGCTTACCCATACCCCGCCTGAGGCAATAAGCATGTTCTCTTGAGGAAGATATATTTGTGCTTCTACATTATAAAGCAATTTAAATAATAACTTAAGACCTTCTATAGAACCTTTAGCTCTATAAACATCTAGAATATGCTTTTGAAGTAATCTTTTGTTTGATAAAACACTTCTAGGAATACCTCTCATATACTTTGTAAGAAAATGTTCTAGATAAGCTTCTGCTGCTTCATCTATATCATTTGTTTCTAGAAGATTTCTTACTTTGTAAAGAGGACCTTTACCAGCCTGATCATCCATCCACTCATAATAAGCTTTAATAAATTGAATAAAGTTTTCACCTTCTTCTTGATAGAAGGCTGGAAACTGTCTGCTTACAAGTGGTGCGATCTTTTGAAGTTCTGTTATCATTATTGTCTATAGATATTAACAGATACGTATACTTTATCGAAGTCAATTACTAAGTACTTATTATTTTGTACTATAATATCATCACTGCTTAGTGTAGCGTATATGTCTATATTATTTGTATAATCCCATGCATTAATATCAAAAGTAAGTTCACCTGTATCATAGTTAACCGAACCTACGTTAGATTCAAGGATGATCTGTCTCGTATCTGCAGTAAGATAGTAGATTCTTAAATTACCTTCACCATCATCTGTAAGTCTAGCATCATAGTAAGTACCATCTCTATAGTACGTAAATAAACTACTTCTGATAACTTCTGTCTCGTTAACAGCATATGGTGTAGAAAATGGTCTGTAAATTGCATTTTCAAACGAGAAGTTCACTCGTGTAGATGAACCTTTAGTAGGTGTAATTTTATATACTGCACGTATATCAGTTTGATTGCTAATAATAGAAGTATCAGTGTTGTCTATTGCACTTACTAGTTTAGATAATCTTAAATCGCTACCAAAATCAGTAAGATTTGTATTGCTAAATTCTCTAATTTTAGTTACAACATCTGACTTTATCTGTGTAGCAGTCTTACTAGTCAATGATGGATTATATCTTACATCTGAAGTAATTTCAACATAAAGATATTCAGGATCAACAACTACCGGTTTAGTAGTAATATTTTTATCATTTAAGAATGATATAATATCATTTTTAAGCTCTGTTGATACTAAAGGTGATGTACCGTAAGGTATCATAGAAATAATAACTTTACCATATTGTGGTGGGTTTGCATCTTCACCACCGTAAATATTAACTGTCTTAATTTGTGGATAGTTACCTACAATAAGATTAGTATAATCTTCTTTTGTAACTGCTCTGTTTTGAGAAGTAAAATGTCTTGGTGCATTTAACTTAATTGCTTCTACTGTTTCTCTTTCTGAACCATCTACAGCAGCAATATTAGTAGTAACAGTAACATTGTACAACCCATCAATTTTTGTTGATGATGTAAACGAAGATGCTTTATTACCTAATTCACCGTTAGTTGATCTGTATTTTACTTTTACTATATTACCGTTTGCAAGTGCTTTACCTGATATACCATCACCAAATACTATTTCATATTGATTAGCAGCATAACCTTGTAAGAAATAAACTTCTGAATTTGAATTTAGACCATAAAGGTTTTCTGCAAAGTTGTATACTGTATTAGTAGAATCTGTAGATGACTTAATAACAGTAACTTTAATACTATTAGTATCTGCATTATCAGAATTTAAAATATAACGAGTAGAACCGTTAACAGTAAAATATTCTGTTACATTTTTACCTTCATAAACATATACTGGATCACTTTGATAAGTTCCACCGTTATTAAGAACTACTATTGATTCATCTGTAGAGAAATCCAATGTAGTATTATCTACAGTAGTTTTAATAGTATAGTTTTCTGGTATAACAACATACCCTGGAAGAGCAGTCCCGGTATTAATACTAAATGTTAC